GTATCTTTGGCCCAGTCCTTGGACAGAAGACTCCGGAACAGTGCAAAATGCCCCTGCTTTTGGTTTTCCATCCTTGCGCTCCTGTGTTTGCGAGCTGCGTTGAAATCAAAAAGTTCAGCAGTTGACATAACTGCCCCCTTTACTGTTTACATATCCAGTTAGTCCTGGCATACTTTTCTCCAGTTATTAGTTTCCGCTAATCGCTATCAGGCCGAGAATGAGTTACCGCTCATCTCGGTCTTTTCTTTTCCCATCGCAGCTGCAACCGCTTGCCGGGCCACTTCTGCAATCAGGCTCGTTTCCCACACCTTCTCCAGCAGCACGAAAACCGTTGCCATATCGCGCAGGTTTAACCGGCTTACCTTCGATTCATGCCATCCGGCCTCATCAGCCAGAACGCGCTGCCCTTTGTGAGTCAGGCGGCTGCGTAATTCTGTTTCTACTTCGTTGATCAACTTGCTATTTCTTGCGTGTTCCATGATTGATAATTTCCATGTGGGTAAATGATTGCGTGACGTTGCGGTGAGCAAGTCACTTGGGTTTTGCTCCGACATTTCGGTGGGAGCGGCTTCAGAGTTTTAAAGAGCGGTGGAAATCAGGCGGCGGTATTGACGCCGTTTCCGTATTGCAGCCAGACAGGATCACATTGCAGAGCTACAGCGATTTCGAAGATCTTCCGTGGGCGCTTGGTGATACCAGCTTCAATCTGTTGGATTGATTGCTGCTTCACGCCTGCCTTAAGCGCCAATTCGGTCTGAGTCATCTTCAGCTCTGCTCGTTTCTGCTTGAGGCGCTGGGAGATAGTTTGCATATAGCCTCCTTGACAAACTTTCTTGTATTTTAAATACAAACTACTTTGTTTGTCAATTACAGCTTTTCTTGTGAACATCTCTTTTTTTGATGAGGTGTTAAATGACAATTGCGGCAAGGGTGCTTTCAAAAAGGACCGAGCTGGGTTTAACTCAGACAGAGCTAGCGGAAAAGGCCGGCACAACGCAGCAGGCGATTGTCCAGCTAGAGAGCGGTAAGACTAAAAGACCAAGATATCTGCCTGAACTAGCTAAGGCGTTAAATTGCGACATCCAATGGCTTCTGGATGGAACAGGGACAACCTTAGACAGCAATGTGTCTAACCCAAGAGACCATAAGCCAACTGCACGCTACCCAGTTTTAAGCAAGGTTCAGGCTGGCGCATGGGTTGAAGCCTGTGAACCCTATACGATAAAGGATGTCGATATGTGGCTTGAATCTGACGCACATACGCAGGGAGACGCTTTCTGGTTGCAGGTGGAAGGTGATTCGATGACTGCACCGATTGGGTTGAGCATCCCGGCAGGAACCTACGTTCTGTTCGATACAGGCCGCGAAGCGGTGAATGGAAGCCTGGTCGTTGCAAAGCTGACCGACGATAACGAAGCCACTTTCAAGAAGCTCATCATCGACGGCAGTCAGAAGTACTTGAAGGGACTGAACCCGCAGTGGCCTATGGTGCCAGTGAACGGTAACTGCAAGGTGCTGGGAGTGGCGATCGAGACGAAGATGCGGCTGGTTTAAGCATAAGATTAGAGTAGTGTTTTGTTAAAGATTTAGCGGCATTTGCCGATGAATAACATTCGTACTATGCCTACTGTATTTGTAAACGCTACGTTGTTGACAATTACAAAATTACTCATTTTTGAGTTGACGGGATCGTCACCTTGGCGTAGATTTACCACACCAAGCCCAGCCCCGTTCGCAGACAATTGTTAATATCTGCATAACGGCTCTGGGCTATTTTTTTAGGATTTTTATGAAGAAAGCAGCAATATTGATTGATGCCGGCTTCTTTATGCAAAGGCTGCACTCAACTCACCGCAAGCATTTCGCAGCTCAAGAGCTGACTGCTCAATGCATCATGAAAGTCATATGGTCTATGGTTCTATCCCACCTGAACGGGAAGCGACAGTCTCAAGAGCGGCGTGAACCTTTAGAGCTTTATCGTATCTATTTCTATGACTGCCCGCCTTTAGACATTCAGACCAGGCTGCCCCTTCCGGACCCAGGAAATAAAACGCCAGGACGTAAAAACTTTAAGCTAGAAAAATCTTATATCCTTCGCACTGAGCTTCATGAAGAGCTTAGGAAAACCCGAAAAACCGCACTCAGACTTGGTCATCTTGTGGATAATAAAAGATGGCAACTCACCACCTTTTCCCTTGATGCTCTGATGAAGGGCCAGAAAACATGGGATCAACTTACTAACGAAGACTTTTATTACGACATAAAGCAAAAGCAGGTCGACATTAAACTGGGCATGGACATTACTACCCTTGCTTATGAAAAGTTGGTTGATGTTATTGTCTTGGTTGCGGGCGATTCGGACTTTGTACCCGCAGCTAAACATGCGCGAATCAAAGGAATTGATTTTATTCTTGATCCACTCCGTCAGAGTGTAACCCCTTCTCTATCTGAACATATTGATGGCGTGCAGTCATTCAGTCTCATTTCGGGACTAGCTGATGCACTTCATGCTGAACCGAATCCAGTTCCAGACTGGTGGGAAGACAGAAGAAACAGCAAAACCAAAAGGCGAGAGTCCGCAGATAAAAAGCCTTATGGTCGCAACCAAAGAGATGCAGTTAATAAGCATTCACACCAGAAACCAAGAAAATAAGTAAAATGCACTCGGCCACCGCGCCGGACTTATTTAGGTCTGCACCACTCTAGCCCGCCACTGAGCGGGCTTTTTTGTGCCTGCGATCTTTGTGCCCCTTCCACCCTGCTTACTAAAGTTTCTGCCAATTTTGACGATGATCTGACTGAGCAAACCGTTGCTCAAATGCTTCTCTATTGAAATGTTTGTAACGATTAGCCCGCATCCGGCGGGCTTTTTTTATGTCTGCAACAAAAAACCTGCCGCTTACGCTTGTTATACATTTGTTGGCTTCTAACCTTTAGCGTGTTGTGAGACGGCTGGTGCTCCTACCACCGGCTGATGAGATGCATGGCCGGCTCGTCAGGCATCTTGTTCACAACATTAGAAGCCACCTAAGAGTTTCATCACCTCCACCGCGATTTATGCCTGCTACCCGCCTCGGGAGCAGGTATTTTTTTGCCCGCAGATCCCACTTCATAAAAATAAATCCTCTTTTAAAACAAAGCTATTTGTATTTTTCGCCTTAAATTACAATATTTATTGTTTACAACATACAAACTTTATTGTAATTTTATCCCATCAGCAGGAAGCACTAACCAACAGGATGTTGGGTCGCTCTTTAACATTGATGGGGTTTGTCTCCGCCGAAATGCGGGGAACCAAAGTGAAGTTGGCTTTGGACTGGCGTGTCGTGGAGCTTAGGCCTAGCAGTACATCGGGCCGACCTATGAAGCGACTTGAAATCCGGAAACGTCACAGGTTCCGGCGCCAGTACCTAAGCCAATTACCGGAGGTACACATGACAATCGTAATGACCATTCTGGCCTCTGATAACGCCAGAAATCGCCGCAGGGCAAAACGTGCATCTGAGCGTGAGCAGGTTGCAGGACCGCAGCACATAAGCCGCATCGAGAAGGCTTGCTCATCCCCTTCTCTGCGTGACAGGCATGAGAGCACATCAGTGTGTCTGCCTGAGATTGCATTATTCAACGCGGGTTACCGCAAATCAGAAACAGTTACAGCGAGGTAGTTATGGGAATTTTAGCAGCTTCACTGCGCACCCTCGATTCAGCTGGGCGCGTATGTTTCGCCAGAAACATGATTCTCAACCATTGGGACAATCTGTCAGCTAAGCAGATAAATTTCTTCACGCGTTATATCCGAATGTTCAGTAACAAGGTCGCTTAGGCGGCCTTTTTTATGGGCTATCGCAACTCAAAAGACATCGTAACGGCGAGGTGACGGATGAGTAAGCGGCTTGAGATTTTGAAAGCGTCTCTCGCTAAGAAAGAGGCGCGGTTTGATAATCGCCTGCAGAACCACTTCGACACTGTAGCTCAGGCGAACGGACAGCCACTCAACGACAAGCGCAATGGTCGCGCAACGCTGCATAAGTGGGATAAGCAGAGTGACGCACTGAGAGCGCTACGGGACAGTATTCAGCGCACTAAGGACGCTATTGAACGCGAAGAAACAAAGATAGCGCTCGTAAGCCTAGTTGAGCTTCCCGCCTATCTTCAGCAGGCTATTGATGATGGCCTGATTACTCAGTGGCGAAAGCATCCGCGCTTCTTCTTCGTGGTTGGGGTAAGTGGCGGGCGCATCGTTTTTGATGAGGAAACCGGAATTATCGGCCATCGCTATCTGAGTAAGGTTTCAAAAGACGAATACCCCACCTTTCGGGACGTGTTCAATAAGCTAAACCGGCAATGTCGGGAAGCACAACAGGCTGCCTAACCCGCAGCCTTTTTCATATCTGGAGGCACCATGATTAGCGACGTTGATTACTACTGCGGTTGGTTAGTGTTTATCGTGCTGATGGTGCTGGGGTTTATAGCAGGAGGTTTAGATGGAGCTGTTTCAGTTCATAAAGCGAGTTGCTGATTATTATGACGACTGCAAGATGGATTTCCCGAGCATTGTCGAGCTTAAGGATGAGTCAGGTCTGGAGAAGCAGGAGGAAACCATTCATGGGATGCCTTATGTGCTCGTCGAGCAGCATGCCAATTGTGAGGATTGTTACTGGGGTTACTTCTACTTCCCCTTAAAGAAAAGGAAATATATTCGCGTTCCATTTTTCTGCTGAGTGACACCGTAAAGCCGCCTACTCAGACGGCTTTGAGGTGCTACGCACCAACGCTGAAGTTTCAAATGATAGAGACAGAACAGGATGCGATTTGGCCGCTTAGTGCGGCCTTCTTTTTGCCAAAAATTCAGGAGACGGAAATGACTGAAACTACCGATTTAGCAGTGCTGGAGATTAAACCTGAACAGGCTCCGGCACTGTATGTACCTAACGGCCTGGACGCTTACCTTGAGCAGATTCGCCATCTCGCCGCCGAAGTACCTGACGTCAGCACCAAGAAAGGCCGCGACCGTATCGGCTCACTGGCGCGAATGGTCGGCTCAAGCAAAAAGGCCATCGAAGAGCCTGGACGCGCATACCTGAAGCACCTCAAAGAGGCGGTTAAACCTGCTGAAGAGGAGCTTCGCCGGTTCACTCGTGAATGCGACACAATCCGCGACCAGATTCTTGCCCCTCGAAATGAGTGGGACATTGAACAGGAGCGCATCGCAGCAGAGAAAGCCGCTGAAGATGAGCGCCTGCGTATCGAAGCCGAACAGAAAGCGGCTGCAGAAGCCCTGAAAAAGCAGATTGAATCCGATCACGAAATGGCTCTACTGCTTAACGAGAAGTTTGACCGTGATGCAGCTGAAGCGAAGGCCGAAGCAGAACGCCAGCGCGCTGCACATGAAGAAGAGATTCGCCGTCAGGCTGCGGAGCAGGCCCGTGTTGAGGCCGAGCAGGCAGCGCAGCGTGAACGAGAAGCAGCAGCCAAACGTGAAGCCGATCTGCAGGCTGCCAAGGAAAAGGCTGAGGCCGACGCCAAAGCAGCACAGGAGCGTGCAGAACGTGAAGCCAGAGAAGCGCAGGAGCGAGCTGAGAGGCAGGCGCAGGAAGCACGTGAGCGTGCTGAGCGTGAAAAGCAGGCCGCTATCGAAGCTGAGCAGCGCAAAGCACGTGAAGCAGAAGCCGCCCGCCTGGCTGAAGAAAAACGCATTGCTGATGAAGTCGCCGCGCGTGCAGCAAACGAGAAGCATCGCAAAGCGATTGGCACAGAGATTGTCACCGCGCTACTGGGCCACACCAGCCTTACTCGTGAGCAGGCCATAGAAGTCCTGGTTGCTCTGAAAGACAACAAAATCCCGCATACCGGCATCACTTACTAATACCAACCAACACCAAGGAACCCACGATGAACTATGCCATCGCGGGCGGCGCCATCGTGGGCGCTGCTCAGCTAGACGAATCACTGCTCGACACCATTACCCGCCGCCTCCGCACTGGCTGGCGCAATCTTATCGACAACCTGAATCAGAAAGGAAATCCGCTATGACCATCATCCCCGTTAACGGAACCATCCTGGTTCAGCAGGGCTGCAGCCACTTCAACAAGCTGTATGAAGAAGCGTTCCCGGATACGCAGGAAGGCATGCATAAAGCCTATGCGTGGGCTTCAGAGATTGCGCTGGGCTGGCACAACTGCCAGGACGATGACTGGAATAAGAGGTTCAAAAGCCATGCAGCATAACGAAGATGAATTTGTCGCACTGATGCGCGGCATGCTCGGCGATTTATGCGAGCCAATGACATATGAGCAGGCCGCAATGGATGCGGCTGCTGATTACCGTACGGAGCAGCAGGCAGAGCGAATGGGAGTTAATTATGGAGGTTTATAAGGCGATTAGCGCGGTAGCAAAAGAGATGGCTGAGCAAGGCATCAGCAAGGACCGCGAGAACCGGCAGCAAGGGTTCAACTTCCGCGGTATTGACCAGGTGTATAACGCGCTGGCTCCAATGCTGGCGAAGCATGGGCTGGTCATCCTTCCTCGCATCACCGAGAGAACCGTAACCGAGCGCGCGACAAAAAATGGCGGCGTTCTGTTCTATGTCGTGGTTAAGGCAGAGTTTGATTTCGTCGCCACTGAAGACGGCAGTAAGCACACGGTTACCACCTATGGTGAAGCCATGGACAGCGGCGATAAGGCTACCAACAAAGCAATGTCGATCGCATACAAGTACGCGGCATTTCAGGCGTTCTGCATCCCTACCGAGCAGACAGCAATCGATGCTGACGCTGAGGTTCACCATGTGGCGGCGCGGGCACCTGATGACATTCTGGCCGACTTCACAGCACAGGCGGCTGAGTGCGAGACCATCGATGACCTCAAAGGCATCTACAAGCCAGCGTGGAACGCACTCGCTTCCTCGGCTGATCATCAACAGAAGTGCGTCGAGGTGTTTAAAACTCGCGGCGCTGAACTTAGCAAGGCGGCATAAATGGCAAGTCGTGGAGTCAATAAAGTTATCCTGGTCGGAAACCTCGGGAAGGATCCGGAGGTTCGCTATCAGCCATCAGGTGGCGCAGTAGCCAACCTGACCATAGCGACGTCAGAGCAGTGGCGCGACAAGTCTACTGGCGAAAACAAGGAGATAACTGAGTGGCATCGTGTCGTTATCTTCGGAAAGCTGGCAGAGGTGGCTGGCGAGTACCTGCGTAAGGGCTCGCAGGTCTATATAGAAGGCCAGTTGCGCACACGTAAGTGGCAGGCACAGGACGGCACAGAAAAGTACACTACCGAAATCCTAGTCAACGTTGGTGGAACACTGCAAATGCTGGGTGGCAAGCAGGAAGGCGGTCAGGGAAACCGACCTCAGCCAAATCAGCAGCAGCGACCGCAGCAGCAGGCTGGGCCATCTACTCCACCGGCAAACAATGAACCTCCGATGGACTTTGACGACGATATTCCATTCTGATTTAACCCACCAATAAGGCACCGACCATGACCCTCACCGAACCTTCGGCGGACTCTGCACGCCCTGATGAAACGGAATCACAGCGATTACACCGACTGGCTATGGAAAGCGCTCAGAGGATTACTGAGGCGAAGTATGGGGGCCGGTGCCGGATTGAATCACGCACAAAGGAATCACTGGAAGCACTGCGCAGGGAGCGCACCACTAAGGAATATGCACGACAGGCAGCCTTCTATCCGCAGCAGCCACGAATCGTTGTGACGAAGCCTTACGTTGTCTGGAATGACTACCACACAGAGCTGCGCGGCCGCTTTGGTGCCGTGGTGCAGGACTAACTATTTTCGCCGCTGCATTGAGCCTGACAGCGGCATAAGGGGTAAGAGAATGATTGCACATTGTGAAAATTGCGGATGCCGTAAGGTCTCCGGCTACTGCACGAATTGCCAGGAAGAAGCGTATATCGCTTTTGAGCAGGCACCTGATATGCAGTTTAGCGAAGAATTCATGCAGAAAGCATGGGAGCAGGAATCACAGCGCGCAGGAGAGTCATCATGATAAACGAGCATAAGGATGAGCTGACCAGCTTGTGCAGAATTGAGATTAAGCGATGGAAAGCGGCATCAGAATCGAACCCAAACATGCGCTATATGGTCGAGCTGATGGAAATAGCACTGGCATCTCTGGAGGCGGAGCCGGAATACAATACCAGTGATGCCGAAGACGTGCACCTTGACGTATCCAAGGCAGCTTTTGACAGGTGCCACCCCGACTATCGATGGGTATCTTACACCGCGCCGCCAGTTCCGGAGGACTGGAAGCAGCGCGCAGAAGCAGCGGAGGCTGCTGTCGATACATGGCGCAAAGAGTCGGCGTATAACCTGCAAGGTAAAAACGACGCTCGGGAGTACATCCGCGAGCTGGAAGGAAAACTGGAAGCATTGGAGAAGCAGCAGCCGGTTGCATGGTTGGTTCTTAATTCCAGTGAGGGCTATGTTGAGCGAAACCCAGACGTGGTTGCAAACCTCGAAGGTGCTGGTCTTACAAAGTGTAAACCGCTCTATCTTGGCCCCTAGTTTTCAGGTCACTTTCTAACCGATATACTCCGGCTCGGAGGTATCGCTATGTCTGATTACGATGAACTTTCCGAGGGTATCTATCAGGAGGCCTGCCGTATTGTGGGCCAGCTATGTTTCATGCTGGCTGAGAACGATGCTGAGACTGACCGGGAGCAACTGGTCTTCCAGCTCCAGATGCTGCTTGACCTCATGCAGGAATACGCCAGCGATTACACCATGGCCTTAGAGATGGCATTAGAGCAGCTTTCGAAGAAATAGCGATATACTCCCCACAGGAGGACATCGCCATGTCACACAACTTAGCAGCACGCAGCAGGGAAGAGCGCGACAGGATTAACGTGGATTTAGCCGCGTCAGAAGTCGCATACAAGGAGCGTATGAATCAGCCTGTTATCCCGCATGAAGTGGAGATGCAGCAGCCTGTAGCGATGAGGGATTATTTCAAAGAGAGGTTGCAGCATTACAGGAGCGTTGCGCTGCAGTTTCCGCGCGGCACTGACCCGGTTTATCAAAAGGAGGAGTAACTGTGAGCCAGAAAGATAGCTTTGCTAGCATCAAAGATATTGATGATGAAATCAAACGCCTACTTCCACTTGAAACAGAAGCGGCTAACTCAGGAAGGAATGAGGAGGCTCACCGGCTAAGCAAGGAAATAATCAGGCTGGAAGAGTTAAAGCAATCACTTCGTTAAAAACCAACCTGCTCCGGCAGGTTTTTTTACGCCCAAATTTCGGAGATAGAACATGTCTGACGAATTAGACCAGGCCGCTGAGCTTGAGGAGCTGGAGCGCAATATCGCGTTAGCTAACCGCAAGCATCCGGAGATGGTATTTACCGGTGCCTGCTATTACTGCGAAGAGGCGGTGACGGCAGGATGCTTTTGTTCCCATGAGTGTCGGGAAGACCATGAGCGCATTGAGCGCGCTAAGCAGCACCGCAGGGTAGCGTGACGCCGGTAGCCGAGAACGCGCTAAGGGCCGTAGCACGTAAGTGCAGGAGTGAAATCATCAAAGCCATAGACGGCAGGCCCAAGAAAGAACACGACCGCATCACCACCGCAATACTCGACAAACACGCCAAATCAATCACCGCCCTGCCGCCTAATAACTTCCCAGCAAAGCTATGGCTGAGCTATTACGTGCGGCAGGTGGATAAGGAATTACGCCAATGACACAGGATGAAATATCGCAGCTTGGAATCGCAGAGCTGCACAAGCTGGCTGCGCTTGCCGTTCATGAGTCGCCTCACATTTCACAGTGGGACAAGCTTATGCTGAGTGGAGCCATTGATGGAGTGTTCAGGCCAACCCTTTCTAATACTCACGCCTTAATGGTCGCCGCCGCGCTGGATATGACCATCATATTTGGCGGCAAAGTGGTATTGGTCAGCGAGCCAATTGGCGCGCAGTCGAGAAGCATCACTTACGACGAAAGTGACATCTCATCACGAATGGCGGCCCTACGCCGGGCAATAACACTGCTCGCCGCCGACTCAGCTAAGTACATCTAACACCACCCACCCTATTCAATATCGCGCTCAAATAGGCCAGATCAAACACGCCTTTTTTAGCACCTTTTTCTCAATCATCTCACTGATATATATAAATTATATCGGGTGATCAAATTCACGCTCTGCGTGAGGAGTTGTTATGTCTGAAGCGCCTTCAGTTTTTCGGCAGATTACTCGCACAGCCCGGAAAGATCACAAGTGTTGCGAGTGCCATAGCGTCATTGAGTCCGGCAGCAATTACATCTACTCATCTGGGATTTGGGACGGTGACCCAAGCGATTACAAGCAGTGCTTAGTCTGTGCGGAGGTCGCCAGCGCAGCGGCGGCTATTTCAGATGCCCCAGAGGATAACCCCTGCTTTACAGCGCTCAGAGACTGGTTTTCAGGTCAGGTATGTCGGGAGTTTAAGGGTGATGAGTTTGTCGCCGTATTTGCAAGGGATATGCAAATCGCACCCGAAAAGATACGGCATGTTCTTGGCGATGGGTTCTTTGATGAATGAACACCATCCGCGACATCTCCCCCGGCGAGCTACTTATATGGCTCGTCGTTTTTATTTGCATCGTGCTGGTCTGGAACTGGCCGTATAAGGAGTAGATATGGAATTACGTGACGATTCCCTTGTTGACATGAAATTCATGGTGAGTGATTCTGGCTTCACCGATCGGTACTTCTACAAGCAAATCCAGAAAGGCAATCTGCCGCCGCCGAAAAAATACGGGCGGTCATCTCGCTGGGAATACAAAGATTACAAATGCTGGAAACAGTCATGCGGGCAGCCAATGAAGTCCGCCGCGTGACGCTTTGTGGGCACATCTGCGGGCACAATAAAAATCACATCCGAAATATCCATTCAGAATCAACCCCCTGCGCACCGTATTTGGTGTTTGCAGGGGACACCAGGCTCACACTATACTGAACCCGCCCAGTCAATTAAAATCCTTTATAATCAACAAGAAGTTATTCACAACGGCTATATTCTTCGCCCTTTATCTGCTCAATAACTCACAATCATTTTAAAACACGCGCTATCTTGTTCAGATAAATCAATGAATATCAGTCAATGAGTTGTGAGCATTACCTGTCAGATCTGGATTACGGGCGGCAGACATATCCCTCGAATATCTTTTTTATTTTAACGCATGCTGTTTTATTTCTGCATAGCGGGCAGTCAGTTGCTTCAGATGCATCTCCAGTTGAACTGTGGCAGCAGCGGGTAAAGGTTCGCCTGATGGCTTTTATGACAATATCCGTAATTGCTCTTCAGCAGGGATTGATTGATTAAAAGACTGCATAGCCGTAAAAACCACTGACTTCAGCTCACTGACCGTTATGTACTTACCTTTCTGCTCATCCAGTCCGTTCAGC